ATGGTGAGACACCATACACACTAGAAACAGATACAATGAAAAGGTTAAATAAAATACCTGATCTAGGTCAACCACAAATTACGATTGCAGTTTATAACTTTCCTGATAGAACGGGACAAAGAAAACCTAACGATAGATTTTCTCAACTATCAACGGCAGTAACACAGGGACCAGAGGCATGGGTTATCAACGCTTTAAAATCAGTTGGTGGTCCTAACCCATGGTTTATTGTATTAGAGAGACAAGGGTTAGATGCCATAATTAAAGAGAGACAACTTATAAGAAGTACAAGAGAACTATATGATGGAGAGAGTGAGGCAAAAAATCAATTGAAACCTATGTTATTTGCAGGTCTCATAATAGAGGGTGGCATAGTAGGTTATGATAGCAATGTTGTAAGTGGTGGTGTTGGTGCAAGATATTTTGGTATAGGCATGAGTGAAATGTACCGTACAGACCAAGTAACAGTTTCATTAAGAGTTGTTGCTGTTCAGACTGGAGAAATATTACTTACAGTCCATGCAACAAAGACAATCGCAAGTTATAATAAGGGCGGTGATGTATTTAGATTTTTAGATATGAGTACAAAGGCGTTAGAATTAGAAACTGGTGCAGCTACAAACGAACCAGTTAGTTATGCGATAAGAACAGCGATAGAGTATGCAGTATTACAGATGGTTTATGAAGGCGTTAACAAAGACCTTTGGAAAATGAAAGGCGTAGAAGGAGTAAGATGAGAAATGTAACAAAAATAGTTATGTTTTTGATGATGTTTACATTGCCAGTAATGGCGAATGATATTTATGTAACACAATCCGGTGCTACATTAACTTTAGATGTATTACAAGACGGACAAAACAACACAATAGGTAACAGTACCACAGCTTCAACAGTAACAGGTGCTACATCTAACTTTAACATTGACCAAATTGGTAATTCAAATGTGTTGACATTTGATATTAATGGTGCAAATTACACAGGTGTTTTTAGTACGACTGGTAATAGTAACAATATAGATTTCAATTGTGATAGCGGAGGAACAGTTAGTTCATGTGCCACAGTTACAGCGTCAATTATTTGGGTAGGTTCTTCAAATGATTTAGATATTGATGTTGGTGAAACAGCAGACGCTACGGGTGCTAATATTACGATAGCAGGTGCTTCTGGTAGTGATAGTAATGTTATTGCTGGTACAGTAGATGGTACAAGTGTTATCTTTACTTTATCAGTAAATGGTGATACAAATAATTTCTTGGTCGACATAGACGGAGATGGGGATAGTGCAGGACATACCTACATACACACACATACAGGTTCAATTGCTGATGTTGACATAACACAATCAGGTATATATGACAACATGATTACTTTAACAACAAGTGGCGACAACCACAATATTGATATTATACAAAGAGACTAATATGGATTGGATTTTAATTTTATTATATACAGGAGTGATTACATATGCGGCTTACAAATTTTATAATTGGGTGCATAGTCTTAACCCTTACGATTTTACCCCTAAACAGTAGTCTTGCTTCTATTGGTGAAGTAACACTACACGAAGGTAATGCAGCTATTGATAGACAAGATGGTGAAAAAGGTATCGTAGTTGAGAAAGACTTAGACATTTTCTCCTACGATACTGTAAAAACAGGTAATGGTAAAGTTGGCATTGAGTTTGTTGACGATACCAGAGTTGATGTTACTCAACATAGTAAACTTCTCATAGACGATTTTGTTTATGACCCAAATACCAAAACAGGTAAACTATCCTTAAAGGCAACTCTTGGCACAGTACGATATGCTTCAGGACAAATTGCTAAAAACTCAGCAACAAATGTAAAAATAACAACACCAACAGCAACAATTGGTGTTCGTGGTACAGATTTCACAATGACAATTGATGAAGTAGGTTCATCTACAATTATTCTTTTACCAAGTTGTGATACAAATGGTAGTTGTTTTGTCGGCGAAATTAGCGTAGAGTCAGACGC